GGCGGAGCTCCCGGCCGCCGTCGCCGTTCCACCGGGGCGGAGCTCCCGGCCGCCGTCGCCGTTCCACCGGGGCGGAGCTCCCGGCCGCCGTCGCCGTTCCACCGGGGCGGAGCTCCCGGCCGCAGCTGCTGCCGTTCCGCCGCAGCCGTTCCACCGTCACCGTTCGCCCAGGGCCGTCACGGTCGCGGAGCTCACGGCCGCCGCCGTTCGCCCAGGGCCGCCGCCGTTCGCCCAGGGCCGCCGCAGCCGTTCGCCCGCATGGAAGTGAAAATTTAACTTCCAGGCCACCGTTCGCCGAGGGCCGGCGGCCAGGGGCCCCGGCCTATCGTGTCAAATCGGGGCCCCTGGGCCGAGCTCCGCGGCCGCCGCGCCGACGATGAGCTCGCGCGCGCGCGTTGCTGCTAAGGCGCATGTTTTTCACTGACATATCTAAAAATAAATAAATTGGACTATTTACCTATAATATTGTATATTTTCATATATAAATTATGCTCTTAGGGCCGTGTTCCACGTGGAACCTTCCTAGAACATCCTTCCCCGGAGGTGTTGACCTTGGTTGACCTAGAAACAGCGGAGATTTCTGAAAAAAGGCTTAAGCTAGAATTGCGGTTAGCCCAGTTAGAAAAAAATGAGGAGAGTGAAAAGGATTTCTTAAAGTTTGTTCAGGCCATGTGGCCGGATTTCATTGTCGGTGAACACCATAGAAAAATTTCAAAAAAATTAGAACGTATCGCTTCCGGCGAGTTAAAGCGTTTAATTATCAATATGCCGCCACGGCATACTAAGAGTGAGTTTGCGAGTTATTTGTTTCCGGCATGGATGATCGGAAAGAATCCTGCAATGAAAATTATTCAAGCCACACATACCACGGAACTTGCCATTGGTTTTGGCCGTAAAGTAAAAAATTTACTGGAGCGAGAAGAATACAACGAGATATTTCCGGAAACTAAATTGGCGGTAGATTCAAAGGCCTCTGGTCGATGGGACACGAATCGGGGTGGTATGTATTATGCGGTGGGCGTGGGTTCAAACTTAGCGGGCCGTGGTGGTGATTTAATTATTATTGACGATCCACACTCGGAACAGACGGCGATGTCGAATACGGGCTTTGAAGATGCGTGGGATTGGTACACTGGGGGCCCCCGGCAGAGGCTCCAGCCCAAGGGCGCTATTGTTTTGGTTCAAACCCGTTGGTCCGAGAAGGACATGACGGGCCAGTTGATACGCGCACAGGCTAAAGATAAAGATGCGGATCAATGGGAAGTTGTTGAACTGCCCGCAATTATGCCTTCGGGTAAGCCGTGTTGGCCTGAATATTGGCCGCTAAAGGACCTGGAGGCGGTAAAGGCGAGTATTCCGCCAAGTAAATGGAACGCCCAGTACCAGCAGCAGCCCACGGGCGATGAAAATGCAATTCTTAAACGGGAATGGTGGAAAGTGTGGCAAAAGTCCGCGGTTCCGCAGTTGCAGTATGTCATTCAGAGCTACGACACGGCGTTTAGTAGACGAGAAACGGCGGACTACAGTGCGATAACAACGTGGGGTGTTTTTTACCCGGAGGAGGGCGGCCCACCAAACCTGATCCTTTTGGATGCAAAGAAAGGTCGTTGGGAATTTCCAGAGTTAAAAACGGCGGCGTTAGAGCAGTATAAATTTTGGGAGCCTGAAACGGTAATTATTGAAGCGAAGGCCAGTGGGCTGCCGTTGACTCAAGAACTACGAACCATGGGTATTCCCGTTGTAAACTTCACACCTAGTCGAGGTAATGATAAGGTGGCAAGGGTCCATGCTATATCCCCGTTATTTGAAAGTGGCATGATTTGGGCCCCCGACGAAAAATGGGCGGAAGAGGTGGTTGAAGAGTGCGCTGCTTTTCCAAACGGGGAGCATGACGACTTAGTGGACAGTACCACACAGGCTTTAATGAGGTATCGCCAGGGGAATTTTGTCCAGTTACCTTCCGACGACTGGGAAGACGAACCCCACCACATAGAGCCTGAAGTTTATTACGGGTAACGCACGATGATCAATCAAGACCTGATGGACAGGGCTTTAGCTAACATTGAGGCTAACCGTGCAGCGGCTATTGAATCTGCGGCTAACCAATCTACTGTCCAAAACAACTTGGAGGACTTAAAAGCCCAGTTTTTGGGCGGCGAGGCCACCTATAACTGGATAAGTAACCCTGCTGTCTTTGGTGTCCAAGGCAGTCAGTTTAATGCAAAAGATTTACCCTTTTCTGAAAGGGGCGTGGGGATAATCAACTACGGCTGGAACGAAAACAATATTTTTAGCCAGATAGATAAGACGCGCAATGCGTATAAGTCCGGGGAATCCGCAGGCGGCTGGCGAGAAATTTACAACAACATGCTGAAGTATGTTGGGAAGCACCCCAACCGGGAAGGGTATGACCTATTTAAACGTTTCCTAGAGACAGGGGAACGCCCAGAAGGCCTAAGTCTGGATACGATCCTGGAGGTTTCGGATTACGGGCTAAGGGAAGTTGCCCGTAAGCAACAGCGGAAAACAAAAAGTTTTCTTGGCGGGAACATCGGCGCGATTATCGGTGCTATAGGCGGCGCGGCTATAGGCTTCGCTTTCGGTGGTCCCCAAGGCGCGGTTGCCGGAGCCAAGGCCGGTGGTGCGGCAGGCGGTGCGGGTCAGGCCATTAACGAGAAACGCGGTCTATTAGGCACGGCCCTAGCGACTGTCGGGGGCTATGGCATAGGTTCGCTTGGCGGGGCCCTTGGTACGGCGGGCGCAAATACCGCAGCAAGCATTGCCGCTAAACAAGCGGCGGGCCAAACATTTCGCCAAGCGGCGCTCAGCACAATTAGAAGTGGCTTTAGCAACGCACTACAGCAGGGTATTGGCTCTCTAAGATCAGCTATTACTAGCCCACTGCAATCTATTAAAAGTTTTGGTACGCAATTTTACCAAGATGCAGTTAATCCGTTTGTGCAATTTGGTAGGGGCGGTATTGGTAGCCTGAAAGCGGCGTTAGACTTTAATCCAGCAACAACGTTAGGGTCCGGTTTTACTCAAGGTAGCGGTGGGTTTTTTAGTGGTGGTTCGAGTAGTGCTTTTGCCAATCCGGGGTTGTATAAAAGCGTATCTGCCCCCCTAACAACGGCTAAATCTACCCCCGTGACAATGCCGAGTACTGCACCTGGCGATCACTTCGGACGAGATATTTTCCAGGCCTACCCAGGCGGCCGCGATGCCGTTCAGTCCATAATCCCGCAATCAACCGCGGTGTCGACCCCATCTACGTTCACGCCCCTGTTTGAGCCAACCCCAGTCATAATGGGCGCAGTGACAACACCCACTGCTCCAGCATCCGCCTTAGCTGGAGGTGTTTTGTCTGGGGGACTAATTAACAATGCGATAGAGGCCTCTAAAACCGTAGAGGACTATCGACAAGATGCGGGGGTTTTAACGGAAGAAGACACGTATAAGGCTTTGTCAAACATAAGGTCTGAAGGTGGTATATCAGACGTTGTTGAAGATCCTCAACTAGCGACCTATGATTTTCAGGGCGTGGGCCAACCAATGGCGTACACACCACCGGGCGGCTATGCCGCGCAAGAGGGAGTGCCGTATTCTTCGGGCTACGAAAGAGGGGCCTTGGGCTCTCGTGTATTTGGCGGGTCTCCTACTACATTAAATAGCCCGTTTGATCTATCGCCGTATTTCCAAACACCCCGGATTTTTAATGAAGGCGGTTCAGTGGACGCGGGCCAGTACAAAGGGTTTCCTTTTATGGATTCACTTCCTGCGGAGATGCAATCGAAATTCAAGGCTTACGAATCAGGGACCCAGAGCTATATGGACAGTTCCGGCGAACAGGTAGAGGAAGGCTATACCCGTTTGTCGGGTTCGGACATGGACCCTGTTGAAGAGCGGTACGTTATGACGCCAATGGGTGTACAGGAATTTTTTTCAAGGAGCCCTTCTGGGCATTATCGATTAAATGGCTGATTTAAGTTATTTCGGTAAAAACCAATCGGCCCCAACCGATAATTTTTCTGAAGGTGTGGGTAGTCTGCGGGAAGTTCTTACTGAGAATTATCCTAGTTCAAGTTCCAAACTGGCTCTTGCAAGACGTGCCTATAACAGACGCATTCAAGAGCAGATGGGGGATCTTGAGTTTCTTAAGGACCTAGAGGATCTGTCAGGAATAGAACTGAGCAAAGGACGGGGTAGTGTGCTTGCGTCTCTTGGGTATTATGGGTCTCCAGACCCTCGTTCAGATGAGGGTACAGCTAGTATTTCTCATTATTCGACACCTCTCCCAATCGTAGCTCCAGGCGAGGAAGTCATCGAAGAACCTGTTGAACTTGGCGTCTACATACCCAAAAGGTTGGGCTTTGAAAAAAAACCGGGTGAAATATTCTGGTCTGTGCCAAGCCCAAAAGAGCAGAAAGACCAAATCGCTGAAATGTTTAAGAAGAGTAGAGTAAAGTTTTCTGGGGAGTTGCCCCCTGTGGGCGGTATTGCTTTATCAGACAGTGATTTATATCGGAGGATGTATAAAAGAAACAAGGACTGGGTCGAGGAAATACAGAAGATCTCGCCTAGTTTTGATAATACGCAATTCTTTGAGGCAACAATAGGGGAGCAACAGGGGAACACTTTTAGGCATGAGGCACGTCACCGGGGGGTCGATTCTGATGCTTTTCAGGAACTAAAGGCTAGTTTAAGAGGGGCATACCCAAAATCGCGCGAGTTTAAGTTACTGAATACCATGTCACGAATTATGGCTGATATAGACTATGAGCACGATATATATGAGCTTCTCCGGCAGTTAGATCAAGGACAGGTTACTTATGAAGAGCTATCTGAAAAAGAACAAGACCGTTTAGATAGATTTGAGAGTATGGAGAATGCTCTGTTAGATAGTTTTACAGAAAGAGAGAGACTAAAACTGGGACTTGGCTTTGAAGAAGGTGGTGAAGTAAACAGTCTAGCGGGCGTATCGGCCCCATATGTTTATGGGATCCCTGAATCAGAAAGAGGGGGTTCTTTAGTAGAGTTTTTATCACAGTTTTTTCCGGGAAGACGGGAAGTACTAAAACCGTCTGAGGTTGAATGGAAGGACGATCCGAATATTCGCTACGTTCCCCAAACGCCCTTTCGCCAACAAGAAAAAGACCTTGGTTTTAACCCCAAAACAGGGGAAGTGGAATACAGGGGTGAGTATATACCCGGTGAATATGGAGAAACGGAATATGCTCTTGAATACATGCCTGCTGTTCGGGCCTTACAAAATCTGCAATCTGCCTATATCAAGCATGTGTTATCACCGGGCCAGTTTGAAAGAGCAGTAAATATTATTAAAGGCGCTCCGTCCGCTATAGGTAATGCGTTAATAGGCCAGTGGGCTGCTATAGGAACGCCGCCGGGAACAGCGGCACTAACACCATTTACAGGAGAAACTGTTTACAGTGCTTCCTTTTTGCCTCCTGTAGGAAGGGCAACAGAAGTTTCAAAAGGTGCTTCTAGAGCCTTGGCTCCCAGAACAGAAATGATCACACCGGAAGGCTTTTCTTTTCCTGTACCGCCCCCACCACCACCTACAACAATGCAGATGGTTAACGAAGGGGACAAAACACCACCACTCCCCTCCGAAGAACTGTTAGCTACGACACCTAAAAAAGACCCCGCAGGATTCTTTAACAAGTCCCAGCTTGTCGTACAGAAGGCGAAGTTGCCTCAAGCAACGGGACAGCAGTGGCAACAGCTATTCCAAGATAAGGGGATCAACAAAGCCGAATTGGAGGGCCTTGGTCTTTCGACCTTTTTAGGTTTGTCGGGAGACAAGCCGATCACCAAGGAAGCGGTTGCGAAGTTTATTGATCAGAACCGCCTTGAGGTAGGGGAAGACTATAGAGCATCGGTAAAGTCTGACACGGAGGAAAGGATTGACTTTATATCGACCGAAGACCCTATGTTTGGTGAGTTAAATCTTTCGTGGCCCGAAGCCCGAAGGGAGGATTCTTTTTCGTGGCCCGGATCTTCCGATTCGACTCGTCCAGCAAGCCTAACTACTTCGTGGCCCGAAGGCACTTCCGTGATGGATCCGAGTAAAGTTGGGTATTCGGTAGTTATTGATACTCCAGGGAACCGGGCAGGACGCCCCGCGAACTGGAGACTTATTAATGAAGACCCTCAAAAGGGGGAGGATTCCCTTTCGTGGTCTATAGCAGATGATGATAATAGGCGTATTTACTCTTACGCGGGAGTGCCTATGACCCTAGACGAAGCTAAGGTTAGACTTATAAGTCAGTTAAGGGAGAAGAGCGACACGTTCCCCGGAGGTCCGTTAACCCAAACCGGCGGACGACCGCCACGGTGGGAGAAGGTGATTCTTCGGTCCCCTACGGTGGATCGTGAAACAAAGCTTCGTGACTCACAAGCCGCCGCTGAGTTATTAAATTACAGGGAGATTGCCCTTACGGATCTACAAACGGGCGGACTCCACAAAAATACGCGGGAGCTTATTAACAAGCTCTCTGAACAAGCTCCTATGGCCGCCTTTAAACCACTTACTGAGGCGCAAACACAACCCGGCGGGATTGCCGCGCATAATTTCCCCGAAAATACACTGGTGCATCTTCGGGTAACAGATCGGCCCGTCGAGATTAATGGCGTAGACCACGAGAATGTCCTTTATGCCGAGGAATTTCAGTCTGACTGGGCACAAGGGGCCATAGGTAGGGGAATACTTCGACCGGAAGATATTTCTCGAAAGGCAGAATTGCTAGACAAATTAAGCCAGATCCGCGTTAAATATAGCACCCTTCCAGATTTCGGCCTTATTGGTTTCGGCGACACCCCAGAAGGCCAAACCCTCCGAAAAAGCATCCGACGAGAATCGACCGAAATAGAGGATGAGATAATGGCGCTAGACCAAAAACAGGCGTATTCCCCCTTTCTGGAAAGCGGCGATAAAAAAGGAAGTGTGGACCAATCTCCGGTACTTAGTTTAGCTATTAGCCGGTTATTGAGGGAAGCCGTGGACAACGGGCAGGACTACGTGGTCTTTTCTAATTATGGGGATCAGGTAACAAGATGGGGTCCAGACGAAAAGCGAAAGGGGAGACTTGAACCCCTTTACCAAGAAACCGTTCCAAATCTGGCAAAGAAAATAGTCCGTGATCTGGGCGGCTATGTGAAGCCTAAATTCAAGACGAAGGAAAAAGAAAACAAGTATTACAAACAGAATCCCGACAAAGTGGGTAAAGAAGAAGATGCTTTTTTTGGCGATACCGTGATTGAACCTCGTGATTACGAGTCTGAACAGAAGTCGTTCAAATCTTTGGTCCTAATGAACGACTTAGGCAGGAAAACTAAATTCGAACGGCCTTATTCACACCTTAGTGCAAACCGCTTCGTGGTGCATATCACGGACGAGATGAGGGAGAATATAGGGGAAAAGGGCCAGCCGGTATTGAGTAGGGCTGCGGGGGGCGGTATTAATAGTTTGGCTGAAATAGCACGAAACATGACCCGTTATGCCAACGGCGGCGCGTTAATTCATTAGGTAACTATTATGGCGAAAGAACCAACAGTCTCTTTAATTGAACGCATAACCGATAATCCAATTGGGGAGGACGCGATTGCGGACATTGAAATAGAGCAACCGTTTTCCTTCAGTGAAAACCAAGCTGTCCTACCTGAAGGCATAGACATTCAAATGACGGAGGATGGCGGTGTCGTAATAGACTTGGATCCGCAAGCGTCCAGTCGTATGGGCAGCACTGACTTTTTTGCAAATTTAGCAGAGGAGCTTAGTGATCAAGAACTAGGCTCTATTTCTTCCGAACTGATGTCGGAGTATCAGGGCAACAAATCCGCTAGAAAAGACTGGGAAGATGCGTATTCCAAGGGTTTGGAGTTGTTGGGTTTTACGTATGAGGATAGAACGCAGCCCTTTAGGGGCGCAACAGGCGTTACACACCCACTTCTAGCAGAGGCCGCCACACAGTTTCAAGCACAGGCTTTTAACGAGCTTCTGCCTCCGGGCGGTCCTGTGCGAACAACGATTATGGGAGACGTAACCAGCGAAAAGGAACAACAGGCGCGGCGCGTTAAGGAGTTTATGAACTATTACATTGGTAATGTAATGGAAGACTACACGCCCGAATTTGACCAAATGCTGTTTTATCTCCCATTAGCGGGTTCAACCTTTAAAAAGGTCTATTACGATGAAACAATGGAAAGGGCTGTCAGCAGTTTTGTTCCGGCTGAACACTTGGTGGTGCCGTACGAAGCAAGTGATTTAGACAGTTGTCCAAACATTACGCAAGTTTTTAGGTTACCACTTAATGATTTACGTAAAAAACAGGTATCGGGCTTTTATCGGGATGTTCCGGTTCACCCTTCACAATCCGATAGTGGCAGTGTTTCTAACGAAATTGAGTTTATTGACGGGCTACATCCGTCGAATATTGACTACGATTGCACACTGTTGGAATGTCATGTAGATCTGGATGTGCCCGGTTTTGAAGAAACGGGTGGAGATGGTGAACCGACAGGGATAAAAATCCCTTACATTGTCACATTAAGTGAGGACAGTGGTCAGGTCTTAGCCATTCGTAGAAATTACGAAGAAGACGACGAGAAAAAGAAAAAAATACAATATTTTGTGCATTATAAGTTTTTACCGGGCTTTGGGTTTTACGGATTAGGGTTAATTCACACAATTGGTGGTCTTTCGCGTACTGCTACGGCAGCGTTAAGACAATTAATTGACGCAGGGACACTTTCTAACCTTCCCGCGGGGTTTAAGGCCCGTGGTTTACGGATCAGGGACGATGATGACCCCTTACAGCCGGGTGAATTTAGGGATGTAGACGCTCCCGGGGGTACGATTCGAGATAGCTTAATGCCGCTACCGTTTAAGGGTCCGGATAGCACTTTATTTCAGCTATTGGGCTTTGTTGTTGATGCGGGTAGGCGTTTTGCCACAATTACGGACCTAAAAGTAGGTGACGGTAATCAGGGTGCGGCAGTAGGTACAACTATTGCGATGCTTGAACAGGGAGCTCGTGTGATGAGTGCTGTTCATAAACGCCTACATTACGCAATGCGCCTAGAATTTAAGCTCTTGGCTAGGGTCATGGCCGATTATTTGCCGCCCGAGTATCCGTATTCAGTCGCTAATGCGGATCAAATGATTAAAGCGGAGGATTTTGACGATCGGGTAGATGTTATTCCGGTATCTAATCCAAACGTTTTTTCCCAGTCTCAGCGTATAGCACTGGCGCAAGCCCAAATGACCATGGCCGCGCAAGCGCCGGACATGCACGATATGTACGAAGCCTATCGACGCATGTATGAGGCGCTTGGTGTTAGGGATATAGATAAGTTATTAAGGGCCCCGTCTACAGACGAGCCTATCCCTAAAGATCCAGCGCAAGAGAACATAGATTTGCTTGAAAACACGCAATTAAAAGCCTTTGAGGGCCAGGATCACGATGCTCACCTTATTGCGCATTTGACGTTTGGCACTTCTGGAACTGTGGCGGCAATGCCTAACCTTACAATCAGCTTGCAAAAACATGTTTTAGAGCACATTCAACTAAAAGCTCAAGAGCAAGCGATGTCATCATTTATGCAACAAAACCAAGGAAAAGTGCCGAGTGATCAGGAGGCGCTGGCAATTGATGCTTTAGCCGCACAATTAATTGCTCAAGAATTGGGTAATGCAAAACAAATTAGTACGCAATTAGCCAACATAGGCCAGCAGGAAGGCCCAGATCCACTTGTTCAGTTAAAAGAACAGGAGCTACAAATAAAAGCGCAGGGATCTCAGGCAGATATAGCACGGGATCAGGCCGAATTGCAGCTTGACCGTGAAAAAGAAATCCGTAAAGGTCGGGAGTTCCAAGAAAGGCTGCAAAGTCAGGAAAACCAGACCAGTGCGCGAATAAATTCCGCAATGGAAAGAGAGATACTTAAACTTAGAGACAGAGGGCAATAACATGGGTTCAGTAAAAATTGTTAGTGGGCCGGGGGGCAAAGCCCCAACCCCGCAAAATTTCGCCGATATTAAGGGCCAGGGTAAAATCCCTTACGGTAAAATAACCGAAGAAAAAACGCCCAATACGGCCAAAGGAATTATGGTCAAAGGCAAAAAACGGGGTATGGGAGAAGCGGAAAGAGGCGGTAGCTACAGGAGTTGTTAAATGGGCTTTAAAGGACGTTATGTTCTTCCTGATCCGGAACGTAAAATTCCCAAAAAAAGAAGTGGAAGGCCCCGTGTCCCGGTGGAAGAAAGAAAGTTGACGCGAAGACAAGAATTGTTTGTCAAAGCGTATGTGTCTAAGGACGGCCAAATAACGGGAAAAGATGCCGCTATTGAGGCAGGATATCCTGAGCGCAGTGCAACTTGTCGCGCATCCGAGTTGTTAAGCACAAAAAAGTCCCCGCATGTCGTATTAGCCATCAAAAAATACCGTGATGAATTGGATAAAAAATATGGTGTAACGTATAAGCGGCACCTTCGTGACATGCAGAATATTCGTGATGCCGCACTCGAAAACGGCGCGTATTCTGCTGCGGTACAGGCAGAGAAAGCCCGTGGTCTGGCACATGGCGAGATTTACGTAAGTAAGTCGGAAGTGCGTCACGGTTCCATAGACTCCATGAGTAAGGAAGAAGTTTTAAGGGAACTTAAAAAGATTCGCGAGGGCTATACTCCAGGGGAAGATATCAGTGCAGCTTGAAAAAGGTTTCAATTTCGGGCGAAGCGGGAAAGAAAGATGACTCCAAAAAAGTTAGATCCTGAATCCATATATGCCAAATATGATATTAATAACGATGGCACTGTAAGTGACGAAGAAATCAAACGGCATCAGGAACTAATTGAACTAGAGCTCCGTGAAGAAAAAAGTGAAGCGCAAAAACAAATGGCTTGGGTTGCTATGGCCTCTATGATTATAGGGACCACTTTGCTGTTTACTCCAATTATTCCAGATACCCGTGTTACTGCGTTAAGCGATTTACTGGGGTTGTTTTATATTGCCCAAGCAGGGGTTGTAGGTGCTTATATGGGCGTTACTGCATGGATGAATAAAAAGTGAAGAAGTGTGGTTATGATTTCGTGGAAAGATGAGTTGCCAGACAATTTAATCCGCGACGGTAGTTCGGATACGATGAGCTTCACGCTTGATAGCAGCGGGGAATGGGAAAAAAGTAAGAGTTACGCAACGGTCGGAACTACGGTCAATGTAAGCGGGACTATTATCTCTCCCGATGGCACTTGGGACGTTAAGGTAAGCTCAAGTCAGGGGTGGAAAAAAGAATACGACGATGTGCCAACAGGACAAAGCGAGTCCTTCAGCATTAAAACTAATTTTGGATCAACCAAGGTTACTATAAAAATCTGGTCCGTGAACGGCGCTGCCGATGAAGGATTGCAAGGGCAGTTTAAAATTGATTATTAATTTTGGGAGGAAAGGCTATGGCTAAGGCTCAAAACGGCTTATATTCAAACATTCGTGCGAAGCGTAACAGGATAGCTGCGGGTTCAAATGAGAAAATGCGTAGAAAAGGTGCCAAAGGGGCTCCAACAAACAAAGCATTTGCACAAGCTGCAAGAACAGCTAAAAAAAGGCGTGGCAAAGTAGTTTAGGGTGCTGGTTGCTTGTGCGAATACTTTTTTCACTTTGTCTGTGCCTTGTCGCAGCTTCCGCGTTTGGACAAAGCTCCGGCACTAACACGATCACGTCCACGGTCACCGGCACGACGACTATTGACAGGACACCCCCAACCGCCTCCGCGCCAAATATTGTTCTAAACAACCAAGACGTTTGCTCGTTCCCTGCTTCGGCAGCAGTTCAGACGCAGATATTTGGTTTTGCCGCGGGCACAACAATCCGAGATAAGAATTGTGAGCGTATGAAGCTCGCTCGTTCGCTATATGTTATGGGAATGAAGGTAGCGGGTGTCAGTCTGCTTTGCCAAGACAAGCGGGTGTTCGAGGCGATGGAAATGGCGGGAACACCTTGTCCTTACGACGGCAAAATCGGTGCCGACTCCTTGACTCTCTGGCAAGAGAATGAAGATAGGCGACCGGATAAAAAAGCGTATCGAAAAATAGA